TATCGTTATTCAAAAATGACAGTTCATTTGAATTATTTATTATATTCTCATTTTGAAAGTCGCTACCGTCATCTATGAACCCAAACGGAAGAACATCATCTGATATAAGTTTTTCTCTATCCTCAAGTAATTTTTTTCTAAAATCTGTATCAGTCAAATCTTTAAAGAATGTTTGGTTTGTTGCCCATGCAAATAAGACCACACACATGATAAGATCATCATGAGAACCCATATCAGCTTCATATGAAGTTCCTTTTTGTATGAAAGTTGATAACTCATTCACAAGATGATAGTCATTTAATATAATTTTATCTTTCTCGATCATAGTCTTTGCATTGGCACAACCGATTCTCTTTACTTGTTTTGTGGTACGAACACCTCGTTGAACAGTGGATGCAAATCCACCACCGATTACCTGACCAGCTCTGCCTTTTACAGCGGTAAAGATTATGTTTTCATATTCAAGGTCATTGTGCAGAATGTCTGCAATCTGCTGACCGTTGTCGTTGATTTCAACGAGTGTAAATGCATGATTATAATTTTTAATCACATTATATATTACTTCTGGATATATCAATGGATCAATAATATTATTTTTGTAACATGCAACTACTTCGTACGGAACTGAACTTGTATCTACAATTATAAATGCTGAATAATCAATTCCAGTGCCTCTACTTGTATCTACAATACAAAAATAATTTTTATCTTTTTCTGGTTCTTTGTATATACTTAAACTACCATCATAAAATGTAGATATCGGAGTTTTAAAAGTCATTCTTCTCAATACATTTGGTGATATTAAAGTATTTGATGAACCAAGAAACTCGGCTTCAAACTCTTGACGAAACTGATCCTCGCTGGTGTTTGCAATTGTTTTCTCTTTCCACTTCTCATCTCTGCCAGGAACATCCCACCAGTTAACTGAGAAATTTGCATACTCATTTCGATTCTCTACAGAGTTTGTCCATATCTTATAGAATAAGTCAAATCCATTTGGAGTCGAAGTAATTACAACTTTGGTATTTGTACCAGAAATAATTGTAGGATATACTGAAGTAAAGAAGTCATCTTGAATGTTACGAGGTACGAAAGCGAACTCATCAAGATATAGAAAGTTAATAGAATAACCACGAATTGCACTCGATGCAGTCGATGATGCAATAATCTGACTACCGTTTTCAAGTTCTATATTTGTTTTATTCCAAACAATTACACCTTGCTGTAGCCATTTTGGTAGATACTCATATGCTCTTTGTACACGAGCAAGGATCTCGCGAGCCGTGGATAGTTTGTTTGCAAGAATAGCAACTGTATAACTATCATTAAACAATACATGCCAGAGAATTACTGCGGCTGAAGTTGTTGTCTTACCAGCCTGACGACATGTTTTAATAACAGTAAAACGATTATCCGCAATAGTCTCTGCCATTTCTTCTTGAAACGGATACATTTCAAAATCAATTAATCCACGGTCAAGATTGATAATCTTAACATATGTTCGAATAAAATATCCAATATCTTTTGAACACTTTATAACCTCTTTGACTTGCTCAGCCGTCCACTCAAGAGGAACATATGCCTTTTTTAATTGTGGGTTATTTAAATATAAGTCTGACATATCTATTGACTTTTTTCAAAATAAAGGTATAATAGACTTTGTAGTCTATCAATGATTAAGAGTTTTTAATTAACTTCTGCAATTCACTTGTACTGCCAACAAATAAAGCATTTGTAACATTGGAAGGTTTAGATGGACTTTCGTCTTTTAACTGTTTTACTTTTTTTTGTAATTCTAGTAAGTCTTTGTTTGCATCAACAATCGTTTTCATCATACCAGACAGGACTTCATATGCTCTTGGAGACTCCGATGTTGCAGCAATCGAAGCAAGATCCTCTATTGAAGTTTGTGCAGAATCAATAATATTTTTTAGATTCTCTCTAGCATATTGATAATCACTCATAATGTCATCATCATTTAATTGAGGTTTTGACGTTGGTGTAAGTCTAGATTCATCAATTGCTTCGATAATCGGTTTTGTATTTTCCGGAAGATTAAAAATTTCTTCCATGTTCTTTTCCATATTTGTTTTCATAACTAAGTTCCTGCAACATCATTCCTACCAGGATTTGATGTTATAATTGTTTGTTGATCTGATGTAATGTCTAATGAGAATCCATAATCCGAATTTGCTGAAATTTGATTTATACCTACTGATAGCGAAGCATTTGCCGATGGAGCAATTAATGGAGAACCATTTGCATACTGTGCTGGTGTAATTGTAATTCTTTCAATAATAGATGAGTCAGCTGGAATATCTCCATGAACATTTGTAATTGCTCTTTTGATAATACCAGAGTTTGTAACTGGTCCGTACAGATATGCTTTTACACTAAAGTTTAGATTATAAATCAAAGCTCTTCTTGTATCAAAATCACCCTCGTAAGTATCTTCAATTGAAATATCTTGAAGTACTACAGGCGTATCAATAACTATATTCATCTCTGGAATTAAACGAACATTTGTTGTAAATTCTGGGCGAAAATATGGAACAATTTGTTCAATGATTTGAGCACCGTCATCAGCATTTCTTACAAACACCGACAATAAAATATTAATATCATATGGCACTGGGACATATTGTGTTTCAATTTTATTATAATCAGATGTTTTTAAACGAACATTTTTTAAAGTAGAAGAAAGTTTTCTTGCTGGAGCATAAGTCATTGATACAATTTCAAATCCCATGCGAGGCAAAGTAATTGCTACATCTTGATCAAGATTAGGATCTTGTACTAAACGAACAAGCCATTTCTCTTTTGGACCATATGCTAGTGGCACAGCCAATGTTTGAATTCTTACGCCACTTGAATTTAATCGCTGAACGTAAATATCATTAAATAAGTTACCAAATGCAATGACATACTTTCGAATTGCGCCGTGATAGTATTGTTGCCCAAACATAATTAATACCTATCAATTTCTGAGAAGGGATTTGATTCACTAAAGTCAATAACTGCAGATGAAGAAAAGATTGGGTCATTACTTTGGAAGTATTCATTATTTGCAGTAGGTTGATTTCCTTCAATTCGATACTCTTGCATCAATGAACCACCTTGTTCAATTAGTAGTTTTTCACCATCCTCAAGTAACATTTCATTTGTAAGAATATCAGTGCTGAGATTATCTTCAATCGCATCAATATCAGAGATACCAGTATCGATTCTTTCGTTGCTGTATGTAAATAACTCACAACGCAAGTCATATGTTTGTAGTCTACCAGACTGATAAAATACTTGTTCGTGTTCTACAAATTTAATTTCAAATAACTTATCGACCATAGGAAACCAGATCAAGTCTCCTTCAGTTGGTCTATTTGTTGTGATTGAATACCCCTCAGCAGTTGCAGTCTCTAAAGTAACACCGAAAAGAGAAGTGTTTGCTGAGGTTGAAAGAAACTGGCGTGATGGGGTATTTGTATCAGCTTCTTCTTGAAGATAACTATAACCAACTTCTGTCGTAAGTCTTTCTGATCTTGATTGATCAAATCTTTTTCTTGCAACTGTTAAAGTAATTTGGTCTCTGATTTCAAGATTAAACTTTGAAAGAAAATCACCCTCACCCTCAAACCCCTCTACATTCTTAATATACATTTCAAGGTCAATAGCATCATTATATGTTTTGAGAGTATCTTCTCCAAAGAGAGGATCATTTCTCACTGCAGTTTTGGGAATATACTTTACATTATGACCATAGATTTTAATTGATTCAATAGTTAAATCTTCAACTAAATCTTGTTCTCTGGCATATGAAAAGTTATTAAAATATACATTAGTTGGCACGATACTATCCGATCATATCTTGAACAGGTAAACTATAACTTACAATCATTTCCTCTTCAAGTTTTTGGATTTCACTTTCAGCATCATCATAGATTTTGTTACCATTGAATGTTAAACCGCCTGGAAGTTGCATACCCTCAAATTTTGTGATATTTGAACCCCATTGGCGCTTAATCAACGCTGTTGCATATCTTGCTAACCAACGATCACCCCATACATCAGTATAGGTAGATGGATCTGTAATTGAATAGCAATCAACAATAATATATTCACCAGTAGTAACATCATTAGTCCAATCCATATCGATATGAAGTCTATTTACATGTCGATTGTAACGAATTGGTTTCTTACCAACAAATAACTCTTCAAGATATTCAACATGACGCATTGCTGTCACATATGGAACATATGAACTTGCTGATAAATCAAATAAATCGTTAAGATGAATTTGATAACGAATATTGAATAGATTAGAAGATTGTGCTGCTTGACCAACGTCAAGTATAGAATTGACACCGATGATTGAATTTGAAAGAGTAATATAGCCGTTAGTTTTATCAGAAGCTGTGATTACATGCTTTACAAGAATTCTTTCTGTGCCATCAAAATGATAATCTTGATAATACTTTAGTGCTTCGTCAATACGATCCTCAACTTGCTCATCATCAACATTAACATCGATAACTGGCTCGCCAAGACGACGAAGGCAATAGGATTTGAATTGTTCTCTTGTAGCTGGGACTGCCATGTGTATACTCCAGTCATTTTTTATTATTTATAATGACTGGAGTTTTGTTTATTTATAATTATCTTGCTCGTGCCTGTTCAACGCCGCTGCCGCCAAACGGCTGGATGCCGAACATGCCATATGCGTAAGTCGCACTTGCATTGTTTCCTGTTCCGCTGCTGTCTTGACGAACTTTAAATCCGGTTGAAATTAAGTCTACGTTATCACCTCCTGAGATAGCAGCAGTGGTGTCTAGGTAACACGTTTTATTAATACCGTTACCATTAGCCACCGGCCAAACGGCAGTAGTCCAAGACTGAGCGACGGATGTGCCTTTCCTAAATATAAGTTGAGGAGGCCCACCCCCATCAACCACCGGACCATCATTATTATTATTCCCGGTGTAGCTTCCAAAGCGATACGGCCCGCTGTTAGCCCATCCATAAGCAACGTAAGTGACGCCGTTGGTGTTGAGATCAGGTGCGGTTGCATCCGCTTCTAGCCGGAAATCCGTCGCGTCGGGGTCCTGGCTGTAGTTCGCTCGCGC